ACTTTTGGTTAATCATTTCTTTAAGCGCCATAAAAAATCTCCTTTAAAATAAAAATAACCTTATTATATAATACAATAAGGTTATCTTAGTTTTTAGTATTTAATTAATTTTATCCATGTCACCTTTAATTCTTGTTAAGCCAAGGTTTGTAGCATAACCATTCGGTCCAATATTATCTATCTGTCTAGTTACAATATAAAGGCCGCTGGCTATATGCTTATTACCACCAGGGAAAATTACATTTAGTTTTACATACTGCATGAGTGTAGCAGGTCGTAAGAGTCCCTGAATCTGTATTGTGGCATTTATAGGGAACTGTGTAGCCTTTGTCCACCAAACTACATCATTAGTACTCAAGCTGGATTGGTCATTTCTTAGCAGGCCGGTTGGTGCATATTCGTCGGTCCAAAGTCCATCATCACCCAGTCTACGAACATACTCCTGTGGGTGTGCCAGATTCTGGTACTCATAGTAGATTGAGTAGTTTTCGTTAGCTTCAATTTCAAAAGATCTTACAATAGTAGATGTATTTATACCAATATCGATTTCGTAGGCATCATCTCTTTCCATTACTGCAGAAACTTTTGATACCTTGAAATAAGGACCTTTGTTACTAAGGTTTTTATCAGAATTAGTAATTGAGTCGTCATAGATAGTCATGATGTAGACTTCTTTACTTAAACCACTTTGAGTACCTTCCGGTATCATACAACCAACCAGATAATTTATGTAGTCGATCGCCGAGATATTTCGTTTAGAGTCAAGGGTAACTGCCATATCATCACCAGCAATAAGAGACTCTAAGTTTCCAACTGACATACCTGTAAAAGTATTTTGTAGGCTTTTATTATTTTTAAATAATTTTTTTATTTCATCACTTGGCTTTACTTTTGCTCCACCTGAGCCGAGCATGGTTATATTGCCGTCTACTGAGAGTGCTGCGCTTGACACAGCTTCTACAGTATATGCGATTGTGCTACTAGCCAGTCTAAACTGCTGAGATACCTTTGTTATGATTGCCTCTTCGTTTCTATAAATATATGCAGGAGTTTCCGCATCACCGTAGGTAAAAATAATCTTTCTGGTTTTGCTAACACTTGAAAAAACTTTTTCAAAAAAGTTTGGGTCGTCAAACTGAGTAACTGGATATTCAATACTTAGAGTATATCTATTTACCTGACCGTTTATCTTTTTTACTTCAAGCTGCTTGATATACTGCGGATACTGTATAGAAAAAGGCTGATAGAAGCCGGCGTTATCCTCGCCCCACCTTTTAGTTTGGTCATCAAATATACCGAAAGTATAGTCGCCAATTGTTACCTTAACCCATGGAACCTGAATTCTAGCTTGGCTTGATAGAAGTTTTCTGTTTAAAATTAAGTTACTCATTTATTCACACTTCCAAACTCAACACTTGTAATATTAGGAATTTTAAGTGTTTGATACTTTTCAATAAGTGGTTTAAAAGAGTCCTGTACATTATTAAAATATGCAATTACCCACCAATAAGTAGGATTATTATAATACTTAAGCGCAAGCGAATGTAGAGTATCGTTACTCTTTACTTTATGAGTAACGAACTCTGTATTAGTTTTTAGGTTAGTGCCAATACCAAATATTTGTCTATCCTTTAAAGTATCATAATAATAGGGTACGTTAGTATATCTACTTAAGTAATCAAAGCTAGCATAGGTTTTATTTTTTAGTGTATCCATAATTTTGCTCCTTTACTACTTAATAATGTAAGCCAGACCTGAGTGTAGCTGTTAGTCCGCGGAAAGATCCATTTTTATATACTGTAGAAGCATCATAAGGGTCTACTTCAGATACAGTAAAACTAATATCAACTAAAGCATACTTTTCATTTGATAAAATAGGCTTTCCGTAAGTAACTGAAACGCCACCAGAAACGATTCCTTTTATAAAGACTTCTCTACCAAGTCGAATGGCGACAAGAGGCGGCTCAACTGCCTTATTAGCAAGATTATATTTTGGTACTGCAATTGCCTGTAGCGCATGAATAAAGCTTTCTGCTTTATCCTCACCTTCTTCTAAAGTAACATTGGTAGGCATTTCGTCAAACATATCACGATGAAAACTAATATTTATCTGAACAGAACGTGGACCAGAGTGGCTGAACGTATATACCGGAGCTGAACGACCTAACGCAGTATTTTCCTGAAAGGAAGATTGCATTTGGTCTGTAACTTTGTCTGGGTAGCCGGGAAGCTGCCAATACTTAGCTTCCTCTGGAACATCTAGGTGTGAAATATATAGGTAGCAGTCTGGTAAAACTCTGCTTAAAATATCTGCACTTGCCATTTTATTCCTCCTTAAATGTCATATAGACCGTCATAAATATCTACATTTTGAATATTATTTTTAGTTACTACTTTATTGTTTTCTATTTTCCAGCTAGAGTAACGCTTCTCAGTGTCTTTATCAATATAGCCTAAGACATCAAATGTTGTACTTTTCTTGGTTCGTCCGAGTCCATTGTTATAACCAAGTCTTCTATCCAAGATTTTACCATCTTGTGCTGAGAAAGGTCCTGCATTTAACATATTATCATAGACTATATTACGCATTTTATTTTCCCATAGTCCTTCTATTCTAAAGTAGTTTTTATTTTGAGACATGACGCGCTGTGCTCTTTTGATGTTATCCGTAATTGGATCCAGCGGTGTTATTGCACTACCGCCAAGATACTCTATAAGCTTGTCAGAAAAAGGATAAGACTCTTCTGTGTTAAAAGCTAATAGTTGTAATTGACAGATAGGATTAAAGTCATATCTGTTCAGGTCTACCTGATTAGCATTAAAGTTCATTATACTTTTATTGTTTTGGTAAACCCACATTGCCTTGACCGCTGCATCTTCAGGGTCTATCTTTGGATTATAAACTGTTCCATCCTGCTTGTACTGAACCGGCGCATATTTTACATTATTATAATTTCTAAAGTCTCCTTCTAATATCGTAATAGAAGAACGACATCCAGTTGGCACTTTTATAAAAAGTCTTAAGTTTTGTTCACGCAAAGTGAGATCCCATCTGGTATATCTATCCATATACGGAAGACCGGTTGTAGCATTAAAATCTGTTTCAGCGTTCCAGTAGGCAAGACTGAGTTTATCGTATATAAAAGGACGCTTAAATAAGGTTTTGCTGGCTTTTTCATATGTTTTGCTTGCTAGCTCTTCTCCTTTTGTGGACGTATCAAGACTAGTACTGTACAGACCACAGAATAGCTCTATATCCTGTTCACAGTCTATTGCAATAGTATAATTAGCAAAAAGTTTAACTGGTAGGGCATAGATCCTATAGTTAGAATCCTGTGAGTTAAATATTACTCTTTTGCTATTATTTGGAAAGGAGAAGGATATATTATTATATATTTTATTACTAAAACAGTTATAAAGAGGCATCAAATCTACATTATGATAATCTCTTAGGAATCGTAGGTACTCTCCTAAATATTCGTGCGTTTCAGTATCGTAAGTAGCACTTTGGTTATAGAGTGAACGTGTCAAACCTCTAATAGTTTTGTCGCTGGTATAAAATACGTCAGCACTTTTTTTCCAGGCAGCTTTTCCGTTTAAACTGGGGGTTTTAGAAAAATAGCTATAAGGTACATTATTTTTTAAGTAGTTTATACGCACAGCTGCCTTTTCTTTCTCACCGACTGCAAAAGAGTCAAAAGATTGAAGTACTCTTGGATCTTCTGTGCCGTGCTGCTCTAAATATTTTGCAAAATCTCTCGTATATATTTTGCATGTAGGCAGGTTAAATGAAGCAAGAAGCTGCTTCAAATAACCTGTAAAAATATGTGTATTATTAAATTTAAACATTTAGTACACTCCTTATCCCATTACCCAGCCACCAAGGCTAACATTTCCACTGCCAGTACCCGGAGTTACGCTACCAGTTTCATCAGTGGCTACTTTATCACTGACTTGTCCACTGCTAGAAGTTGTATCACTGCTTATACCAGGAACTCCGCCAAGAGCTGTGTCCCCAGAGCCAAGTCCGCCACCAGTTAAGCCGTAGCCAGCGACTTTAACGGTAATAGCTCTGCTACCACTAGCAACTTTATCAAGTAGTTCATAGATTTTTATTACATAAGAGTTTAGTACATCTACCTGGTTGTCTTCTGCTTCTTCCTTGGCCTCAACCATTTGTTTCTTTTTGTCGTCCTCAGCACCTTGAACAGTTGAGTCTTTGAGGTCGCTGCCTGAACCATTTCCAACAGTAGCAGAACCAGATGTAGTTTGTGCACCACCGCCGGTAAGACCACCGCCACTTATTTCACCACGAGGTGTAATAGTTAAGCCGGAGCCTTCCTTTATACCCATCTTATTTAACATAGATCGTCCACTGAAGGATGAAAATAAACCAGAGATCATAGGACCGATGCTTCCAAGAATACCTGTACCGACAGAAGCAACACGCATTAAGTCCGCAACAGTAGTTTCAAGGTCAACACCAAAGCCCATTACGTTTAAGAATGGGAGAGCAATACCGCCAGTAGTATCTTCAAGTAAGCCTGCCATTTTGTAGGTTAGGTAGGAGATTGGGTTATTTGCCATGCTGCTAGCTATTGTATACTGACCGTTTTCCCAAATATTGGTCATCATCTCACCAATACTTGTACGCATAAACATCGTGCCAGCCATGTCGTATAGCTGATTTATTAGATTACCATATGTTTTATAATCACCAAATATATTTGCGGTAGTATTATCTTTAGCAAGGTTAACAGCTGCTTTTAGGTCAGAAGCTTTAACACCAAATACATTTGCCAGCTGCTGCTGAACTACGTTATTACCCTTAGAGGATTCTGCAATTTCAGCCAAGTAATTTACAGTTGCTTGTAATAATTTATTTGTATTTTCTGCATCCAAGCCTTCAGAAAGAATTTCCGCAATTGGAATATCCGCATTGTTTGCGGCCATAACAAGTAAGTTACCTGCACCATTTCCAGTAAGAGCATCAATCTGACCAGAAGCAATTTGGCCTAATGCGCCAGCAATTGCCTGTACTGAAGAGGATGACATACCTACTGAATAAAGTGAACCCATCCACTTCTGAACTTGGTACTCAACTTCAGTAGCAGCAGCTCCACCCATAAGAGCTTCCATTTCTTCTAAGCTACCACGTACACTTGCGGCAACATCTGTTAGATACTCAGATGTTTCATACATGTTATTTAAGAAAGAGTTCAAAGCAGACTCCATGCCAAGACGACCAGCAGTAGAGTCTTCTTGCTGAATTCTTATTAATCTTAGTAGGGTGCCATCAGCCACATTAAAAGTATTAGCAATCTTTTCTTGAACAGTCATCAAGAAAGCACGCTGTTTAAGATCAAAAGAAATACCTTTATTAACGAGCTCTTTGATGTTATTCGCAAAGTCTTCTTGTTTAAAGAAAGGCGTAACAGCGCCAACACTCATCATATCTTTGGTAAGCTGGTTCCAATAGGAGCCCATAGACTTTTTATTGTTAGAGCCTTGGAGACGTGTGTCTATTCCACCTTGGTACTGAGCAATACTGTCTATCTTGCTCTCAAGTTGAGCCATAAGACTGCTTATTGCTTTTATAGCAACAGCCATCTGTGCTGCGCCCTTATCTTCATCATCAACAGAGTCTGTTATACTCTTTAGTTCTTTAAATCTAGAAACAAGATTATCTTCTTTACTGAGATTCTGGAAAGAAGCTGCATGCTCGATTTTACTATCAGTAGCAGCAACAGAATCTCGTTTTTCTTTTTTAGCAGCTTCTAGCTGCAACTTTTCTAGCTTTTTCTGATTTTTCTCGTCAAGAACATACTCTTCGTTTTTCTGTTTTTTGAGGTCTTTTAGTTTTTTGGCAAGCTCTTCACCACTATACTTTTTTCTAAGCTTTATTTCTTCATTTACGATGTCAATAGCTTTTTTCTTTTCAAAAGCAGCGACAGCTTCTTGGTTTGCCTCTTTAAACTCTTCAAGCTTTTTAGCTTCTAGTGCAGCTCTAAAACGCTTAGCGGTGAGCTCGTCTAAATGCTTTTGTTTAGTATCAAATTCATCTTTAAGCTGTTTTTCGATAGCCGCAGCGTCAGCAGCTCTGAGCTTACCATTATTATTGGCCATAGCCTCAAGCTCTAATGCTTGTCGCCTCTCGGCCATAGCAGTTTTAATTTCTTCTAAAGACTTTGCATTTTCTTCCGCTGCAATTTGTTCAGCTCTTAGCTTACCAAGTTCTCTTCTACTAGCAGCATTTCTAGCATAGTCAAGTTGAGTATTAATCTCATCCATTAGTTGCTGTGCTTTTGTTTCAGCATCAACAACTTCTTGTATACGAGCTATTTTATATTCTACTCTCTGGCGCTCCAAATCTTCTTCGGTTTTGTTCCTTGCTAGAGCTAAGGCAACTTGTGCATCATGTGCTTCCTTAGCTGAAGTTAATAACGTAGTCAGATGCTTAGTAATACGTTCTTTACGCGCAGCATCAATTTCTGCTTCACGTACATTTAACGCATCCATAACTGCACTCAAGTCGACTACTGCATCAGAAAGCCCAGCAATTTCATCCTCTGCCGCGAAAGTTCGTACTGTAACGTCTGGCACGACGGGAGGTCGACCTTCGTCACCAGCTCCAGCGTCAGCACCACCGCTACCGGGAGTTGGAGTATAATGGCTTGCTCTAAGTGCCTCTATAAGTGCCGAAGAGATATCATTAATAGCAGAAGCATTATCTTGACGAGTAGCTGCTACTTCCCCCGCCGCAGGACTAACTTCTTCGGTTCTACTTACACTTGGTGTATCACCGCTTGTTATTGCAGTAAAGTTGCTGGCTTTAAGGGCGTCTCTTAGTGTAGTAGCATACTCATCACTATTTGCTGCGCTGCTAGCACGACTTGCCGTTAGAGCATCTCTTAGAGCCATTGCTGCTTCTACAAAACGAGTTTCTTCTCTGCTAGCCTTAGTAGCCCGCGTTGTTCTGCTTGTTGTAGTAGCTGAAGCACTCTCAGAGCCATCAGGTTTGTCTTTTGGTCGTTCTGTTTTTTCTCGACGTTGCTGCTCTCGAGAAGCTCTTTCAGCAGATTTAAAGCTTTCATTGAGTAATTCGTTTGCTAACAAAAAGGCATCGTTTAGCTTGCTATATTTTCGAGCAATCATATCAAGATTCTTTGAATATATATCAAAGTATTCTTCTAGATATGAAATTCGGAGTTCGCCAATATCTTCTTCACCAGATAAGACTCTTCCGATAATTTCCTCCTGTTGGCTAGTGAGGCTCTTTGCTTCAGAAATTACATTACCAAGTCTTTGTAATTGTTCTGGCGATAGTTTGCCTAATTCTTCATTAGCCATAAATGGTTCCCTCCTTAGAAAGTTTAGTTAGAAAGCCGTGCCTCTTCTATGGCCCTTGCAGTAGCTTCCTTTTTTTCATTTATACATTCTATAAGATAAATTCTATCTTGATAGGCAAGGTTTAAAACATCTGTATAGCTGGTATGCAGATTATCGCTAACATACCAGCATTCCCTAACGAGCTCTTTATAATGTTTAGGCCCATAGGGTGTACCGTCATTAGATGTTTGTGGGTCTAAAAAACTCGGGCCCGAAGCGAAAAAAGGTAGTAATTTCTTCGCCACACTTTGGACAAGTTAGGTAAAGAACATTATCTAAGCCAACCTGCTGATTAAGCTTGTCTATGTTATTTAGAATTTTCTGTAAATCCATTGCAGGTAGGTTGGTAATAATATTTTCAAGTTCAGTCTCTGTCTTCTTTTCACCGTCAACAAGGTCAATATTAGAAAGAAGTCTTACAAGAGTTTCAAAGTCAATTGTAGCTGTCTTGTACTTACGCTTCATATCTTTTACCTTTACTTCCATTTCTTCGACTCTGCGAGGAGAAATGAAGTCAAGAGTAATGCTACGACCACTCTTAGGGAGAGAGAAAACGCGAAGAGCATTTATAGCTTCCTCGTCAAACTCTTTAACGCTAAGTTGGTCAAGCTTAGCAATAGTTTCTATAGTTTCTCCACACTCTGAGCAACGAAGGGCTACCTTGTAGTCTTCGCCATATGTAACAATTCTTAGCTTATGAAGTAAGAACTCATAATCACCGAGGCTCATGTCATATACATGAATAGCAGGTTTTTCAATACAACATCCTTCGATGATATCTGCAAGTGTTTTTAGCGGAGTACTGGAAGGAGAAAGTCTCTTCATCTCATCTCTTGCAGTCATAGAGCGAAGCTCTACATGAGGATTTACATTTTCGCTATAAATTTTTCCCTTTGAAGGGAGCTCATAGCCTTCCATAATAGTGTAATCGGTCTGTCTATCCATAATAATAAGTCCTTTCATTTAATATTCAATTATTATAGTTCTCGATTTTCAAAGTAGTGTTCTAAAATATACCTTATAAGAGCTGATACAGTAATACCTCTGGCATTAGCAGTTTCTTTTAAACGTTCAATCAGCGGTTTTGATGACTCAAAAGTTTGTATAACCTTGTCACTTCTATCTACTTTTTTACGTCCCATTATAAAAGTCCTTTCTCTAAGATATATAGCTTTTGACTACTATATAATTTAGCAGAACAATAAATAGATTTATTAAAAATAAAAAAGAGTAGTAACTTACTACTCTTTTTTATTTTTATTTATTATATATTAGTCAGGCATTACCATAATAGCTCGGTCGTATTGAAGCTCTGCAGTAATCTGTCTCTTGCCGTCGTTTTCTTTGTCGAACTCGCCCTCGCTGATTTTATTAATCCAGCAGCCGTAGAGAGTCCAGCTTCTAACCTGCTCAAAGTCCTGGGTATACTCAATGAGTGTGCAGTTTTTCTTGTAGTCCTTCATGCGGCCACCCTTACGAGTATGAACGTTGTAAGCAAGTGCCTGCCAAGCCATTAGGATAGACTTAGTATCCAAACCAACAACGTCATCAACAGTTATAGAACCTGCCTCATATTCAGGAGTACCAGCGAAGGTAACAGTGTCATTACCACGCTTATACTTAAGAACCTCGAGGCCAAAGTGAGGAACAGGAGCTTTAACTACATTAAGCTTAAGAGTTTCTTGAGCCTTTTTAATTTTATCACTATCAGCAGCCGCGCTATGGTCGCCTGTATAAGCTGCGCTAACGATATTGTCGATATCATCTACGATTAGCGAGAAAAAGCCAGATCTGGCAGCTTCATAGTTAGCGAGGTTGGTGCTGATATGCATAGCAGATAAACTATTTGACATATTCTATAATCTCCTTTCAATTAACCATTTACAACAGCAGAGGTTTCACCGAAAGAATCTTCAAGAGAGATTTCAAGGTCAAAGTCCTCAACAGCTTCGATAGGAATAATTCTAAGCTTAGCTTTTAGAGTTGCTTTCTTATCAGTGTATACCTTGATAATCTTGTAATCTCTTACACCCTGGTCAGCTTTCATTCTTTCGAGGGTAGGTGTAATAGCGTTTACAAAGTTGAACCAGAGAGTATCACTGTTAGGATCGAATGTAAATCTACGGCAAGCAACATAAAGCTGTTTCTTAATTGTGGTGCAGAGCTGTCTGATGTTTAGGAAGTCATCAGCAGTAAGGTCATTACCGCCTGCAGCTGCACCAAGCTCAGCAGCAGTTCTGTTACCCCAGAGGTAATAGCTACCACGGAAGTTAGCAATTACATTACAAGCAAACTTAGGCTGTGCAGAAGCATCTACAATGTTTCTAGGCTCAAGAGCGTTGATAGCAATTTCACCAAGTTTAACATCAGTATGGTCGATTACATAACTAGCAACACCGCGAGTATAACCAGCAGCTGCATACCACTCAGCAAAACCACCACCAAGAGCATTCATAAAGCAAGCAAGATAATGGAATGCGCCAGGGAATTCAACAACATCGCCGGACATTTTGTAGTGTACGCTAGGTACTGTCATAGCACAGTAAGGACCTTCAGTTTTAGTAACCGTAGACATGTTATTGATGCCATCAGCAATAAGCTTTTCAGGTCTGTCTGTAGAATTAGTATCAACATAGCAGTTCTTATCAAGCTCGATAAGCGCAGTACAGTCACCACGACCACCACAAAGAACTACACCTGCATCATCAGTTCTGTAGCAAGCAAGCTTTGCAATAATACCGTTAATCTTATTGAATACGTTTGGTGTAACGGTTGTGTCGTCGTAAGCGTCCACGAAATCTTTCTGAGTATCGTAAGCAGTGATTTTGCCTTCGCTGTTTTCTGTTAGGTTGTTAACTGCCTCAGCATAGCTGTAGGTGGCCGTTCCAGCCTTCCCAGATTCCGTCGATACCTTAAATCCAGTATAACCCTTATCAATTACTTCAGCATAAGCATCCGCATATAGATCAGCAATATCGCCTTGTATATTAACTTTTTCAGTCTCTGTTGCAGTTTTGAGGCTAGCTTCAAGAGTTTTATAAGCATCAGACGCCTCTACATCAGCAATGATCTCAGCAAGTTTTGCTATATCAGCTTTAATTGCTTTCAAACGATCATTTAATGGATCAAATGTATCTTTTTCATAGGTAGTCTTAAGTAAGCCATGGCTAATAAAGCGGAAGTCGTAGCTTGCTTTATCCTTAAAGATTTCCCAGTTAGCTTCAGAGCTAATATCGTCAATAGAGTTAATAGGTAAATAAATAATGGTATATCCAAGACTTAAAAGCTCGGCAGCCATTCTGTTACCATAATGACACTCTGTTCTCGTTGAAGTAACTTCCTTGCCTTCTGCATCTACAGAAGTTACAATAGTGACTTCTTTTTCAATGTCTGTTAGTCCAATAACATCCTCAAAATCCTGTCTAGAACTAAACTCATAAACACCATTAGAGTCAGGAAGCACTACGTCAGCAGGTGTTTTTATAGTCTTACCATCAGCTTCATAAATAGGTGCTAAAACAGGCTCGCGGTTTTTGTAGCCGGCGATTAGAACTGAATAGTTGGCATAACTAGCAGGTGTGCCGGGAGAAGTTCTATCTTTCTCATTAATAAGTATTTTAGGCATACTAATTATATCTCCTTGTTTAATTTAATAACTTTAATTGTTGAAAGTTCTTTTTGCAACTTCAAATAATTTAGCAGATTATTTTATGCTACATTCAAATAAAATTTCTTCTTCTGTAGGGTCAGAAATTTTGTCAGCAGCAGTAACTTCAATACCTACGATACGCCAGTTTTGCTTCTGAGGTATACTAAATAGGAAACCATCTTGAAGCTCCAACTGAATAGTCCACTTATAAAACTGTCCGGCAAATAGATGTGATGGTATATCACTTGTATCAGATACTGTATTAAGTACTCTTAGATTTGCAGTATGTTTTACAACATAATTATTATAAGGAATTTCTATAATAATTTGCGGATTATTTATAAGCTTAAATAGATATTGTCTAACATACTCATCAGCCTCAATTCTTTTCTTTGTGTAAATATCTAACTGATAAGTAGTTTTTACTGGGATAACATTTAAATGAATAGTTGCTGCAGTAGTAGCATCTTGCCCAATTACTAAGCCATCAAAAGATTTATTTTGTTTGATAGTGGATTCTATTTCTAAATCCCTATTTCTTGATATTGCAATTAGAGGTAACTTAAGCGGTTCGTCATTGGTATCTTCAGCATGTAACTGAATTAGTCTATTAGACTCATCTGGTGCTAATACTCTTAGTTTAGAAGAGTCAGCTAGCCAGCCTTTGATTTTTTGAGTAACCGCTTCATCATAGTAGTTTATTGCCATAGTTTGTACCTCCTTATGATTTTAGAGCTACTTGAAGAATTCGACTACCGGGGATAGCTCCATTACCATAGGTAATCAAACTTGCTATTGTATCATACTTAGGGTCCTTAAATAAAAGCACCAAGTTTCCATCATTATCTGTATAAAATGATAAGCTGAGCAGCAGTTTAATACACATATTTTTTAAAGTTGTTTTATACTGCTGTTGTATGTAATTATCCAGAATTATTTCAGACGCATGTAGAGAATAATTTTCAATCAGAAAGTAAGCATCAAGTAGAGTATTTGTTCGCAATTGTTCTTGAGACATATAATGTTTATTGTTAACGATAAATAGCATAGCTTATACCTTACTTAGTTTAGTTACTATACTATTTACTATTGCATCAGCATCAGCCGTTTGTATATGTCCCTTTGGAATAATACTTGAGGTAGCTAGCATAACAACTGCTGCGTTTATCTGCTCAGTATTAAGTCCTTTAAAATAGGGCAGGGCAAGAGCTTTTCTGGCCTCGGTACTATCTGAGTTCATACTAACAGCCAATAATGCCGCATATGCATGTGATACGGAAGTTATTTTGCTAGTAATAGCTGCAACACCAGAGGTATCTACATGAATAGTTTCTTTGGTGTTTTTACCTAAAAGAAGCTTAACTACATCAAGGCTATTAAGTTTAGCACTTTCCATAGAAAAGGCTACTACTTCATCATCACTTGGCATAGGATTTTCTTTTCTAAATACTTTTTCTACGTACTTTTGAGGCTCGTGCTCACCAACACTATCGAAATGACAAAACGTTCTTTTATTTGCTATCTGGTCAGCAGCGGTATAAGTATCTTTGTTTAGGGCAAGTCTACTGCTGCTACTTTGGTATTCTAAGTACTGCTCAATATCTTTTGGTGACTTGTTATATAGATCTTTACAGTAAATTATATTATAATTATTTTGCTGTATAAATTCACTATCAGCAACTAATTTTTTAGCAACAGCATTATAAATAGCTTTAAAGGTAAGTATATTTAGCTTACCACTACGAAGTAATTCTTTTGTAAAATCAAGTGTTATAAAGATAAGAATTTGGTTTGTTTCTTTAATACCAAGTACTTTTAATATTTTTCTTAGCGGTTCACCGATATCTATTAGTTTTGCAGCAATATCGGCTTCCCAGTTTGCTTTAAAAAATTCTTCAAAAAACACCTGCTCTATTTCATAATCAGGTTTTTTGTTTCTAGCAGTTTTATTTTTCTCCAGTCTAGCTTTTAGAAGCTCACTCCAAGCTGCCCAATCACCAGCGCTTGGTAGTGCCTCTTTTACTCGTGTCTTTGGCACCGCTGAGCTAGCAGGAGTAGCAGAAGTGGCTGCAGCATCCGCTGGCGCACCACCACTAAGTAAAGATCTTATATCAACTGAAATAAAATCAGCTTCAAGTAATTTTTCAGACATTAATCATCCTCCTCTCTATCAATAAGCAAAGGCATGTCTTCTTGCTCATGCGCAGCAGAAATTAGACGCTGTTCATCATTTGACTCATATTCAAGAGCTATTTCACAAGCAATTGAAGCAGGATATATCATAATATTTGACATGCTTATTACACGGAACAATCTGCCTTTGCCATTATCTAGTCCGCTAGGGACCTCAAATAAAGCTCCGACTTGAAGGTCAGGTAGGTCATACGGAACATGAATAACTGAAGAGCCTTCTTGAAGCTCTGCAACCCAACCAGCTTTCTTTAATGACTTCTGATCTGGGTGTTCTACAAACAAACAGCCAACAAGAATTTCTGGCTTATAACCTGTTTGTAAGTCGCCATGTACATCATATTCTTTATTTTTAAGAGGAGCCTTATATTTACAATTAATACCATGCAGTGCCGTCATTTGTTTAAACCACATTCTATGTAGTTTTATGTCTTTATTTAGTAAAAGACCATAGTTTGTATTAAGATCTGACATTCTGGCTCCTTTATATTTTTTTGTTAACAACGAGATGGTTATCATCTCGTTGTTAACTTTAATTTTTTTATGCTTAGTTAAAAGATTCAGTAATAAATACTTTATCAACGGTACGACCGGTCATAGTAACTTTAGTACCAAGAGCCTCATTACAACCAATTAGGTTAACAAGTGCATCTTCAGCACTTAGTGCTTCTGTAAATACAAAAGTAGTAGCTTCAGAGTTACCAGACTTAAAAGTAATATTACCTTCTACTGAGAGCTTCTCATTTAAGTAGGAACAGTTAGTAAGTGTAAAGCCTTCAACATTTCCGCAGGTTTCAGCTAAGCTCTTTGCAATCTGACTTTCCAGCGAGGCTTCCTGAAGCTCTTCAATGCCTTCAACGATAGTAGCTAGATCATTTTGTACTTCTAGGCCCTCAGTTGCAGGTGTTTCTTCTTCAGCAGTGTCAGTGCTAGTAGCGCTTTGTGCTCTAAGCATAACACCTTCAAAGTTCTTTTTAATAGTATCAAAATAGTTATCTAGCTGGTCAAGCTCAAGCTTGCCTTCAAAGAACTCACACAAGAAAGCTGCTTTTGGATCCTCTTTATTTTCAGCTAGATAAATAAAAGCGGGACCGTTTTCAGAAAGCATGCTCCAACCCTTTGCAGCAGCCTCAGCGTCTTTGTAAGTGCCTTTCTCTTGAACCTCTTTTGGTACTAAGCCCTTTTGATCATAAGCGGGAGCAGCAGTAAATGGCTTGCCTTTGGCATCTTTACCATCAAAGCCAATAACTAAGAAAGTTTTAAATCTACGGTTTTCTTCTTCTGGAACAACTCCGGTTTTGTCAACTTTTGCTTTGGCATAATCTTTTAGGGCGTTGGCTAGAATCCAGTCTGCTCTTTCTTCTCTGGTTGTAGCATCTTTAGTTAGTGAATCAATAGCAGCAGAAATTTTATTTTTAAAACTACCACCAGCCTGTTTTACTTTTTTTAACAATGCTTTACCAAGGTCTAGCAGATTTCCTTCAGTAAGCAGAGCCTCTTCTAAAGACTCTTCAACTTCAGCTTCTTCTTCTTTCTCGTCATTGAGCATTGCTCTAACAGAAGTGTCAGAAATAGGCTTCTTAAATTCAGGTGTGTTAATGAGTTTTTCAAACTCGTCTGCCGAAACTTCTAGGTCGGCATCTTCATGAAGCTCTTCTGTGAGAGCTTCAATAATATCATCAAGTTCCTTGTCTTCTTCTGAGATCTCTTCTACAGGCTCCGCAGTCTCATCAACTACAGGCTCTTCAATAGTTTCATTTTTAACTGCATCAGGAAGAGCTGCCTCAAGGTCTGCCTTAAAGGCATCAATATTTCTTTGGATAGCAACCTTAACTTGATCGTTAGTTGCTTTTTCAAGCTTCTCTTCCTCTTGAGCAATAGCATCTCTTAGATACTCAATATACTCACTGTGTGCTTTAAGCTTATCATCAAGGTCTTTATCATCAGCTAAGTCTTCTACAAGAGCCTCGCCAGTATGTTCTACAAAGTGTGATTCTTCAACCTCTTCATCAGAAGTTTCGTCTTCAATATTAAGGTCCAGCTCATCAAGATTTAGATCCTCAAAATCCTCACTGTCAGTAAGGTCGTTAGTAGTTTCCTCATCCACAGTTTCCTCGGCAGACTCTTCACTGGTGTCCTCTAGAGGAAGTTCGTCAGTAGGGAGTTCTTCCTCAGCCTCAGCTTCCCCAACTTTACCAACAAGAGTATAGCCAGACTCGT